AAATAAACCGTCTGTTCCAGTAGTTGATTCAATTCCAACTAATGGAAGTACTAATGCAGTAGCTTCAGATGGTGTATTTGACGCTCTTGCTTTAAAAGCTGATTTAGTAGCAGGCAAAGTACCTAGCACACAATTACCTTCTTATGTTGATGATGTTGTTGAAGGATATTACAGTGTAGATACGTTTTACATAGACTCTGGATTTACAGTTCCTATAACAGGAGAAGTTGGTAAGATATACATTGATTTACTTTTAAACCAATCTTATAGATGGAGTGGTTCTATATATGTTCAAATATCTAATGCTATATCTACTCTAGATGAATTAACAGATGTGGTAATAAGCGGAGTTTCTAATGGTCAGTTGTTGCAATATAACACTACAACTAGTAAATGGGAAAACCAAAGCATAGTTGTTGGAACTGGGGATATGCAAACAACAACTTATGATACTGACGATGATGGTATTGTTGATTATGCTGAAACTGTTTCTGTTACAGTTAGAAACCCTTCTGTGTCTAATGTATTAAGAAGAGGAACTATTGTTTATTTAAGTGGATCTACTGGATATAGACCAAACGCATATAAGGCTCAAGCTAATTCAGAAACAACGTCTTCAGGAACATTTGGAGTTGTATTGTCTGATATTGGTTTAAATTCAGATGGATTAGTTGCCGCATTGGGAACTGTTCATAATTTAGATACAAGAACAAGTGCTAATGGTGCTACATATCCTTTCACTAATGATGTATTAGCTGATGGGGATGCTCTATGGCTTTCTCCAACTACTGCTGGTTATGTTACCAATGTAAAACCAAGTGCTCCTAATCACATTGTTTTTGTAGGCACTGTTGCTAGAACACATCCAACTCTTGGAAGAATTGTTTATAGAATTAGTAATGGTTTTGAATTAGAAGAACTACATAATGTTGCTATTTCAACTCCTTTAAATAACCAAGTTCTTACTTATGAAAGTTCAACTTCTTTATGGAAAAACAAAATTATAAATCAGGGTAATGTTTTAAGCCGTGAGGAGTTCAGTTATACGGCTTCTCAGGATTTTACTTTAGTAAGTACACCAAGTTCAATTTATGCAGTCTTTGTAAATGGTCAGGAGTTAAACAGTTCACAATATTCTTTTGTAACTACTACCTTGACAATAGTAGATACTTTAGAAAGTGGCGACAAAATTAATATTATCTATACACCAACAACGAGCGGAGTTTTAGAGTATTATACTAAGGCTCAAATCGACGCTTTTAACTATGAAGAAAAGCACGTTAATTTTATCGAGATTAATGACTTAACAGATTTACCAAGCGCAGTAAGTGGGGTTATTACATTAACAGGCGGTTATACCTATTTATTTTTAAAACATATCGATTTATTAGGTTCTCGTTTGGTTTGCGGTCAAGATACAGTTATTGTAGGTTGGTCCTCAGAAAATTGTTCTATTAGTTCAACGGGGTTAAGTAGTGGAACGGCTTTAGTAACTTCGGTTTATTCTTTGCCGATTAGAAATATATCTTTCACACACGCTTTAGTTTTTGACTTGCAAGGAGATGGAGTAACAACTGCATTAGACTGGTTTGGTGTAAACTTACTAAATTGTGCAAGTGGTGGAACTATAAAGAACTACACTAACTTTGTCGCAGGGGATAGCGCACTTTTAAATAGTGGCGGTTTTATCTTTGATGGAACGATAGGGACGATAGCCTTTAGTAACTGTTTATTCGATACGGCAAGTACAAAAACAGCAATCACAGTTTTATCAACTTGTACCGTCAGCAGACGTTTGAGAATTATTTATTCATCATTTGTTACATTATCAGGAGAGACAGGAGTTAATTTTAACAGTTCAGCAACCGTAGGCGACGAAAAATATATTTTAGATACGGTAAATTTTAGCGGTGGCGGTACTTATATTAGTGGATTAGATAATACAAGCAATAAAGCATTATTCTCAAATTGCGTAGGTATTACCAATACAAGTACAAGAGGGTTTATGTATATGATTAACAACGCAACCGATACAACTATCGGAACTGGAAACGTTAACGTATGGGTAAAAGCTGCGGGAACTACAACAAGCTCAACGCTATCTAAATTCACTCACTCAAATAATAGGCTAACCTATGGCGGTGCATTTAGTCAATCGTTTGTGGTGCATATTAATACAGCTGTTAGAAGTGCGGGTACAAATATGGTTATTAGTATCGGAATCGCTAAAAATGGAACTATCATAGCTGAATCAGAAATGACAATTAGAACAGCGGTTGCTAATCAGGAATATCCAGGAAGTACAACAGCTATTGTGGAATTAGTAAGTACGGATTATGTTGAGGTTTTCGTTAGAAATACATCTTCAACAGACGTGAGGCTTTCGGACTTAAATATGAACGTTACAAAAATACCAGTATAATGAACGGAACAAAAAAAATACCAAAAGGGCAACTTCAAACAGGAATTGTTGACGTTACTAAACTAACAAATGTAACATTAACAGTAGCAGGTTGGTCTTTAGTTAGTGGCTTTTATCAATGGGTTTACTCAAACGCTGCAATAACTTCAAATAGTATTGTAGATATGATTCCAACAAATGCGAGTATAGCAATTGTGAAAGCAGCCGATATAATGCCGACAACAACAAGTGCGAGTGGTACGGTTACGGTTTACGCTACTAACTTACCAACAGCAGATATAATAGTAAACATTAATATATTTAACTAATGGCAACAGGTTCATTTAGATTACCAAGCGGTGGCTCAACGGTTACGGCTGATGATTGGGTAAGACCTTCAGATTGGTTAGCTATGCCGACTATCGGTACGCAAGAATTTATAGGATTATTAGCGGTTACAGATGATGAGAGTAACCATATAGCATTGCTTTGTGCAGGAAACTATACAGTTGATTGGGGAGATGGAGTTACTGAAAACGTAGCGACAGGAGTAAAGGCACAACATAGTTATACATATTCAGCAATAAGCAGCAGTACACTTACAACACGTGGTTATAAACAGGTTTTAGTTCGAGTAACTCCACAAGCAGGGCAAAACTTAACAACTGTAAACTTACAACAACAACATTCAACTTTAGCTAAAAATCACGTAGTTAGTTGGTTAGATGTTTCCGTAAATGGTTCAAATATTACTACACTATCTTTAGGTGGGGCAAGTACTGTAAGATTGGCAATGTGTGAAAGAGTTATTTTAGGTAATTTAGGAGCTATCACAACATTTGCTAATTTATTTAGTAATTTCTTTGCTTTACAAAGTGTTTCAATTTCTTCGAGTTCTTCTGTTACGAATTTTACTAATATGTTTTATTTTTGTTATTCACTGCAAACTATAAATCTTTTTACTACTTCGGCTGGAACTAATTTTTCAGGAATGTTTTATAATTGTTATTCTTTGAGGTCATTACCTTTAATAAATACTGGATTAGGAACTAACTTTACTCAAATGTTTTTTAATTGCTATTCATTAATAACAATTCCGCTTATTAATTTAGCTTCGTCAGATAATTTTTCTCAAATGTTTAACAATTGCTATTCATTAATAACAATCCCTTTGTTTAATACAGCAGCAGCAAGATATTTTTCATCTATGTTTGACGGTTGCTTTTCATTAATAACAATACCTTTAATAAATACCGCAAATGCTTTGGACATTTCTTTTATGTTTAACAATTGCAGTTCTTTACAATCTTTGCCTTTATTAAATACTATTAATGTAACTAATTTTAGTAGAGTGTTTTATGTATGTTATTCTTTGCAACAATTACCAAATTTAAACACAGTAGCAGGAACTAATTTTGCAAATATTTTCGCAGGAACTGCAAACTCAATAGCAAAGGCAGCGTTTCAAGGAACTCGATATGCTATTTCATATAGCGGAATGTGTTTATCTCAAAGTGCAATAGTTGATATATTTAACGGATTAGGTACAGCAGTAGGAGCGCAAACAATAACTGTTTCAGGTAATCCAGGTTATGCAGGTTTGACAGTAGGAGAAAGACTTATTGCCACCGCTAAAGGTTTTATAATAGCTTAAATAAATAAATTATGACAATAGAAATAATACCAGAATGTTATATTCATGTAATAGCCGATAATGGCAAGTTATTAACCAACGGAGAAGTTGAAACAAAAGAGATATTCGCCCCTTTAAATAGCGATATAACGAATTGGGTTGAAATAGATGAGCCTGTTGAAATTTTGTAGTATGACAATACCAATTAAAAGAATAGAGCCAATTACATTTGTAGGAATAGGAATAGGTTTTTTATCTCCAGCAATACCGTTATTAATGACTGTATGCTTATTTATAGTAGTAGACGCAATACTTGAAGTAGTGAAGTCATTTAAACAAAAGAATTTCTGCCCTACTTTTATAGCTAGACTAATAACAAAAGTAATTACATATAATGCTGTTTTAATAGCTTTCTTCTTTTTAGAAGATTTGATATTAAAAGATTTTATAGTAATGCTAACATCTGTTCCTTTGTTTCTTACAAAAATACTTTCTGTAGGATTGATATGGCTTGAATTAAGAAGTATGGAAGAAAACTTCTACAGCATAACAGGGAAACGTATCGTCAGAGAGTTTGTCAAAATGATTAACTTTGGCAAAGAATTAAAAAAGGAAATACAAGATGAAAGTAAATAAAGAAGGTATTTATTTGATAGCTGGCTTTGAGGGATTATCCTTGAAGCCATACATGTGTCCAGCAAAGAAAGCGACAATAGGTTATGGAAATACTTACTACAAAGATGGTACTAAGGTAACAATGTTAGACAAACCAATTACAAAAGAGGAGGCTATTAAACTTCTAGAAATAATTGTAGATAGTTTTACAAAGCAGGTTTCTAAGTTAATAACAGCTCCGCTAAATCAGAATCAGTTAAACGCAGTAGTATCTTTTGCATACAATGTTGGTGTTGGCAATCTGAAAAATAGCACGCTATTAAAGATGGTTAATAAAGACCACAAACAGCTAGGGATAGCTAATGAGTTTTTGAAATGGGTAAATGTAGCAGGTAAGAAATCAAAAGGATTAGAGAATAGAAGAATAAAAGAATCTCAAATATATTTTAAAAATGAATAAATACAAATTAATATTATTTGCA